TGCCGACTTCAGAAAATTATCTAATCTGGAGAGACCCATCTTGCTTGCACTATAGTTCTTGTTATGGATTATTTATCAACGGAGCCGCTTTCCTTTTCTCTGCTTTATCCATTAAATACTCCACTGTCTTGGCAACATCCTGCATTGCATCCCGAAGGTCAGGTTGTTGACCTGATGCCATGTCCATATATTCATCAACCAATGACCAACGCCATTGTCCCATACTCTTAGAATACCATAGTTTAATATTCATTAATCAGCAGGTAATAAATCAGCATTTTCTAATTCTAAATCATATTCTAAAGGATGACACTCTTCCGCCATTAGGTACTGATATGCTCTATACAAATCTTCAGTTTCATATGATTTTTCATTATCAGCAATTTCAACAATTTCAGGATCATCTTTAGCTATAGGGGGAAGATCATCAAAAGTAAAAGGGACTTGATTTATGAAATACATTAAAACAATTTGTGTTTTATGATTATACCAGCAATAGCGGGTATCGATGCGATATTTCACGGCAATTAAGCCTATTTCCTTATATTTAGAAGAAAATACTAGAGAATTGGATTAGCATATGATAATCTGCCTTCTGGACAGGTATCACGTACTAATTCCAACACATTCATAAATTGTTCTACATTATCACATACAACTTCTTTAGTATCCCCTTCATTAGAATAAAGATAAATTGTCTTCTTCAGTGGGTCTACCACACATTTCATTAAATACTCGTCGTCCATCCAGGCACTCATCATACTCATACAGTATAACCCCTGAAGTCAAATACGTCAAGCATCCTGTTCCACTTCAAGAGGTGGAACATCTTTACGAGTTGCAGTAACAGTATAATAACACTTAATGGAAGTACCAGTTCCAGACTTAATTATTATATCTAAACCATCAATTTTTTCAACAATGAGATCTTGACTAGATCCTATTTGAGTTAACTGAACAGTAATACTATTCATATCAACCAAATCAGGCCAATACTCAGGTAAAGTAATAATCCTCTTATTTTCTAACCAACCACGAACATACACAGCATACTCTGGTCCCTCCAAACACCCATGCCATAATCTTTTACCTTCCTTGCCTGGGCTGGGGTGAGGAATATTAAATGCTTTTACAGAAGCATTTGCTCCTGATGCAGTAACAGTTCCACTAATATTAATATTACCAGTACCATTAATCTCAGTATTTACCTTAAGATTATCAATCTGTGCATTCCCATGATAAAAGGGAGTACATGAATCAGCAGGATAATCGGACTCTTTAGAATTTCCTTTAAAGATATAAGAATATAAGGTAGATTTAGTACCCCATGCTTCTCTATCCGTACAATCTTTGGTACTTTGACCAGGTGCAAAACCTTCAAACTCTGCCATTTTCTAACTCCGTGATTGTAAGTATTGTGAATTATCTCCTGGATAATCCTGTGGGGACGTACCCTCGTATTCTGAAATATTTCTTTCACAGTCTTGTCTTTCACCATAAACATGGAAGAAACAATTAATAGGTACTCCACTCCTTGACTGTAAATGAATCTTAGTAGGTTCAAGACGTTTAACAATAACATCTTGATGAGCACCAATAGGTGTCAAATTAACAGTAATAGTACTAGGATCAACTAGATCTTCCCAATAGAGAGGAAGTTCTATATAAGTCTTATTTACCACTCTTCCCCGATAATATACATCAGCAGTTGGGGCTTCTGGAGCAACATAACGAAGTCTATACCCATCTCTACTTGGATGAGGTATATCAAAATCTTTCTTAGCAGCAAGAATATGACCACCACAATTGGATATTACATTACCTTGTGCTTGAATATTCGCACCTGCTGTTATATTTCCACTAGCATCTAAAGCATTCTGAATTGCAGCATTACCCTGAACTGCCAATGCATATGAATTATTAAGACCAAAACAAGATCCACCAGGAACCTTTGGCGTTTTACTATCTTTATCTGAATTAGTAAGAGGTGCAACCATCAATGTTGCATAAATGCTAGGAAACTGTAGAGGATCCCCAAAAACTATAGGACCCTCTATATGAGCAGATCCATTAATTTTCCGATCCCCTACTCCTATCGCCGGAACTACTCCAGTACCAACCTGTATTTGTCCACCTACTTGTACGTCATCAAATCCCCAAGCCATTACTATCCTCCCTTATTTTGTGAAACGTTTTTGTAGATTTGCATTAGAATTCTTAGAGGGTTTCTTAGAACATGCATCCGATACTGCCTTAGTTAAAGCACCATAAATTCCTAACATACTATTAGCAGCAATAAAACAATCACCTGAAGTACTAATTTTAAACTGCATTGAAGCATCTAATAAAACTTTTTTAGTATTCTCAATTGAAAAGGTTTCTGTAGCGACACATCGAATATTACCCGAAGAACCACCCTCACCCCTTGCCATCAATTCAATATTGTTGGCCTCTAACCTTATATTACCATCATTTGCTACGATTTGTATATCCCCCTTCTTGGAGTTGATCATAATTGTAGAACTTTCTACTTCATTAGCAGATCCTGCTTCAATAGTAAAGTTACCTGGCCCTGCAAAAGTAGTGTATCCCTTCCTTTGACCATCAATATCTAAAGATGCAAAATGTTTTCCATCCGGTGTCCTCAACATTACACCAGAAGTTACATCCCCTTTTTCATGAATATGACCAAAGACAACAGATCCTTTTTCATTACCATAACCTGTAGCAGTATAATTTAACTTAGCAGTATCGGTAGGATTAGGATCTGCTCCACCTTGATCAGAAGCTGAGTTATTAAATAACCTATCTTTTATTTCTTTCATAATTTATCCTGGAAGATTTAAATTGGGATCATTACTAGAAACATCACTACCCTGTCTCTGAATTGCAGATGGACGAGTAGTAACCTCAGCATCAATACTTTCTTGCATGGTGTTATATATCTGAACTAACTCACCAGGAGTTTCATACCATCCAGCATAACGGACACCCTCTTTATAAAATACAGCACCATAATAAGGTCTACCTTGATAGTATCCTGTTTGCTTGAGACCCACAAGATCGGTTACCTGTATTAATTTATCAGGATCAACAATAACAGGATCACGTACCACTTCAAAAACTGGTACTGCTTCAAAGTTTACACCAGTAGGAGATTTAATCCTAATATTAGGCCATCTATTAAATCCAAGACCAGGATCATCTATACAAACCTTTGATATTTGACCAAAAGGAGTACATTGACATAAAGAAAGTTTAGCACCAAAACTTGGTTCTATAATAACTTCATCTTTAGTACAATCATAATTAATTCCCCTATCCTTAATATGAATATCCTTCAATCTCAAAGTTGCCGGATATCCATCCCCACCAGGACGAGGAAAACCATTACCAGGATCATCAACAATTACCTCAGTAATAACACCTTTTCCGCTTATTTTCTTAGGACAAGGTGGAGGAATAAGAACAGCAGAAATACCAATAGGATTATCACTCCATGCTTTAGCTTTACCTGTACCAACACGCATTCTCTTGGTAATTTTAAAAGCAAAATATACAGGATTAGTTGCGAAAGTACTCGTAATATCACCCTCAATATTACTAAAGGTAGCTTCTAATGTCCTCTTTCCTTTAGTGGCATTAAAATGAGAACTCTTTACATTTTCCCATACTCTTGCATTTCCTATTTCAACACCATCTAATCTAATAGTTACAACATCATCTGCTAGAGATTTAATAACATATTGTCCATCTTCAGGAAAATCAACATTTTTCCAAGTACATTTCCAAGACTTACCCATCATATTTGCACGGAAGTCCTGCTCATCTATGAAAGAAGGACTTAAATCAGGACCTAAAGCACTACTTCTATAACTTGCAATTTCTGGACCTTCATATGTTACTCCATCTTTAGCAGTTCCTCCACCAAGTCCACCACTATTAATAACCTTTCCTTCTACTTTAAACTTACAAGTTGCTCTGTTTGGACCATTAATAAAATCATAAAACCTTCCTTGAGTAGCAGAACATTGTATATCACCCCAATCGTTATCAGTATGCTCCTCCATTTGAAGAATAGACCCATCTTTATCTCTTAATCTAACTCCTGTTTTACTCTGAGCACTGGTTACTTCTACCTCATAAACCCTTCCGATTTTTACTTTAGCACTAATAGTAGAATTGATTTGTGGTCCTTTATAAGTCTTAGATTCTGATAAAATACCTCTAATAGTAATTCCATTTGCAAATTGTGCATTAGAATTAGTATTAAATGTAACGTCAACCTCACCCGTTTGTCTAGTCTGTGTTGCAGTAACTGCCCAATCAGCAGTACTAAAGATTTTCTTGTCTATTGTAGTAAAGATTTCAGACTTATAATTCTCAACTTCCATTCTTAATTTACGTGTTCCCTCAACAAGGAACATCTTTTGATCTCCTTTTATCCTATCCTTTCTTCTAGAGAGATCAAGTTTTAATTCACCATCAATATAAATTCTAGCAATATCATCAACTACTGCCCTTAATTTATACCAACCACTATAAGGAACTTCTACATTCCATGAATTTTCAAAAACAGTTCCTCCAGCAGAAGAATCTTCTTCCGATAAAGGTGGAACAGGAGAAATTGCATACCTATTATGAAACTTACCCCATCCTTCAAAGTTTACAGGCCACCACTTCTCACTTGCTCCAGGAAATCTTGTACTCCACATTGGATTGCGAGGACATCTGCCAGGTGATTTAACTACAGGTTCTTGAGGAATAGGTGGTAGAGGTGCATCAATAGTTAATGCAATACCCATTGGATTTTCATTCCATGACTTAGCAGAAATAACTTCTGTTTCAGTAAAGACAGTCTTAATATCAATTGCTAAAGCCATGGGATTAATTCCCTTGACTTCAGCAAAACTAAATTTACCACCAGGAAGTTGTTCAAGATTAGCAATAATCGTATAGGAACCCTTCGTAAAAGATCTAATATACGTTGATTTACCTGTACTAGTATCAGTATCTCCCACAAATCCTTTCTTCTCTATTACCTCTTCCTTACCACCACCTATAATCGTAATAGTTACATTATCATCTACCTGAACTCCAATATCATAATTACCATCAATAGGAAAAGTAATATTATCCCATCTTATCTCATGAGTTCCTGAATAAGGATTATCTTCTAATTGAACTTGAGTATCAAAAGGACACACTCCATATTGGTTTATAAATCCACCTCTATTATAAACATTTGTTCTCCATAATTGTCTATTTGCTTTATCAATATGAGAAATAGTATTAAAAACATCATGTGTTTCAAGATTCTGTGATTTTGTAGACCTAGTAGTATTATCTGGTGGTGGAGGAGGATCTATAGTAACAAGATGTTGTTGAATCCCTTGGCGACCTATTTGTGTCCAGGTCTTTCCGGCTATATCGATATGATCAACTGCAATTCCAGCTTGACTTGGTTTATCATTCCAACTCATCTCAATAGTTGCAGATCCAGGTCCAATGAGTTCTCTACCATCATCAGAGAATTTTAAATCTCCCGATTTAATACGTAGAGTACAGTTAGCATCATTACCATGACCATCTTTTAATTCAATTTTTTTACCATCATCACTCACATTAATTGGTCTATTTGATTCATTTAATCCAACATAAACTATAGTTTTATTTGTTGATACTGCTTCCTGTGTATTAGGAGTAGGTACTTTAATAACTTTTTCTTTAACAGGAATATTCAACAAATCAACACGAATTTGATGAACTCCTGCCTTTATTGTTTTCTTAATTGGATTAACAGCACCCTCAAATCCATCTAATTTAGAAACAAAAACCCCATCCAAATAAAATTCTGCTTTGTTATCCCTAGCACCTCTAAAAACATACTCTCCATCATAAGGAAAATCTTCTTCCCATACAAAAGTATACGGAATACCTGCAAAATCAGTACCTGATGCATTTGAGGCTGGTTTTGGAGAAATTGCATGTTCATTCATAAATGCACCCCATGCAGGATGATCAACATTAAATTTAGTCCTAGATGAACCTCTAGATCCAGTTATACTTAAAGGAGCCCGCTTTCTAGTAGACCACCACGGATTAGTTCCTTCCTTAAGAAAATCTTGATATTGTTTTATTTGCCTTTTAATAGGATCTTTATCCAAATTAGCATATAACTTTGGTTCCCACGGACCAAGATCAGTTCCGTCAGGTCCATATCTTCTACCAAAGTTTATATCTTCTTCTGGTATACAAATTTCATAATCTTCAAAATCATCTTCCTGATCATAATACTCTACTGATTCTACAATTTCACCAACCACTGCTTTCATATATCCACCAGCACCAATTCCACAATTATCCTTTACTTCTACAATAGGTGGAGATTGATACCCAAAACCCCCCGATATAAGGTCAACTGCCATTACTGAACCATCATTACCAATAACTGGATTACCCTTTACTCCTACACCACCCCCACCGGAGAATAATGCTTTAGGAGGACCACACTCTTTGGTCATCTCAACACCAGGACATTCCTCTATTGGTGAGAGATCATTAGGAGTAAGTTTGTTTACTCCATTAATATTCATATATTTGGTAAATTCTCTGGTTTTAAAAATAAACTGAGTACCAGGATTTAATTTCGCATAGTCATTTGCTTCACAGACAGTAATATTATCAACAAAACCTCTTTCAGTTGATATATAACCAACTCTAATTTCTTCTTTTGAGGAATTCCCGAAGATAGTAAATTCTGCCATGGTTAGTATAATGTTAGTGCGTCGTCTAATCTAGAACGATCACCAGTTAAAGCTCTCTCTGCTTCAAGATCTGCTTCAATCTCATTTCGTTCTTGCTCATCAGTTATCTGGGAAATATTATCCCCAACTTGAAGATCACTCAGACTTGTTGTCTCCTTAGTTGGTTCTACAAAAGGAGTTTCATCTGGAACTGAATGAGTTGCAGGTTCTTGAGCACGTTCCTCAACTCCTTTTGTAGAAGGAACTTGTTGTTCTGGAGTAGATGATCCTCCTCTTGCTAATGTATAATAGTCTGACATAGAAACAGCAGGTTTAAGTTCACAACCAAAAACATTTAATTTAATATTCATAAAACCCAAAGCAGAAGTTATACTACCATTAATGCCACCCATTTTACTCATTATATCACTCAAAGTTCCACTAACACCAGCTAATTGACTCTGTAAGTCTTCTAAGAATGCATTAATATTATCAATCAATGAATTGTTCGCATCCTCTATTTGATCCTTATGAATAGCAAGAACTTCACCTACAATCCCCTCAGCAGTACAAGCAGGAACACTAGTATATGTATTAGGTGCATCTGGATCCTGTGCTGTAAATGCATCTTCCTTTGCTTTTTTCTCTAAATCACTTGGATTAAACAAATCGTTAAGTAATCCTGCTATAGTCCCACATAAACTATTAGTCATTTTACCATACATACACAAAGTCAATTCTGTAATTGATTCTTTCAAGTCAGACATCTGATATCTCATACTCATGGGCATTGCAGATATCACCTTGGTCATAGCAATATTTAATTGTTTCGTCACATAATTCATAACTTTATCAAATACTATCTTCATATACTTCGCCATCTGACATGCAGCATCACCAATTAACTTTTGCATGTCTGCCATTGGATTACCAACAGCGGATACTGCACCCGAATACTTTCTAATTGCATCCTGTACATATTGCAATTCCTTAGAAAGGTTCTCAGTAACAGTCTGAATTCCTTTCATTGCGGATTTGACCGGATCATCCGGTTTCATTGTTACAATCTTCTCTTCAAGTTTCCGCTGTCTTTTTAAATCTCCAGCACTAAGTTGATGAACAGCATCAGGATTCTCTTTAGTTGGATTAGATATAGGTCCCTTAGATGCAAGGCCATCTGTTGCTTTAATATTTTTTGTTCCCTTAGTAACTTGATCCTTAACAAAAGTATCCAATGCCACACCTGCTAAACCAGATGCTCCTCCAGTCGCCATTGCACTAGAAATCATTGCCAATTGCCTAGGAGTAGCATTACCTGCTATCCCAAATTTATCAAAAATACTTCCTGGTGGTGGATTAGATGCTTCTTTAGATGGAGCTCCAGTTACCAAATCATTCTCAGCTACTTTTGGTTTAGAACTTCCTTTATATTGTTCTTTAACCTCAGAAAATCCACTAAACGCTTTAAAAGCTTCTCCACCAGTCATTCCGGTGGCCATTTCAAAAGCAGTTTGGGCATTGTTACCCAAAAGACCAGTGATCATGGGAACCTGCTCATCCTCATCCATCCACTCACCCATCACGAACATTCCTTGACGGATTTGAGATGTCTGGAATGCACCTCCTATTCCAGTACCAGCAGTAACAGGATACTCAATGTTTGCCCATGGAAGTTGATCATCAGGAATAGTTTCCTGTTGCTGATCATGAACTCCCATGATTCTTACTTTATATCTTCTACCCCAACCAGGAATGGTATTGGCACTCTCAAATTTCCCTGGAAGGATATTATCCCGCCAAGATGAGTCGTCAGCAATCTGACCTATCCAACGTCCCGTACTGGAACCATAAAAATTAGTAGAAGATAATTGTGCTACCATATCTTATTCGTCGTATACTCTACACTCTTCAGCATCAGGATGGTTGTCACAATAAACTTCAAGATGCTTATCTTGATGTCTTAAATGCCAATCATTGATACCAGTCTCTGGTTCATCATCCTTATGATATTCATCATAATATGCATGAGCAGATTCTAGATCTTCCTTAGTGTACTCCATTTTACCATGATTAATATGCTCCTTGCCATCTTTAGGGTCAAGGTAGACTTCATGGTCTAAATCGTGTTTAATGTTACTCATAAAATTAGTCCCTTACTGTAATATTTATCGTCCAATACTTACTCTTCCTGTAGAATCTCTAACCAATACCAACTTAGTATAAGTTTGCTTGGGAGTCAAATAATGACACAAAGTGGAAACAATATATTTACCACCATCTTTTTTATCTACTTGATCGCTACATGCTTTATTTTGTGTTTCTACCAATTCAATTTTATCAATATAAACAGGATCACCAGCATGTAAAGAAAAATCTCCTGGTATGACAATAGTAACAGTGGTAGAAACCAACTGGTTATATCTCATAATTGATTGGTTAGTAATAGTCTTAGGATCATAATTTAATTCCTTTGACTTACCAAGTTGCTGCTGTTTCTGACCAAGCCCAGTTCCAGTTGGAAGAGTTCCTGTATCCATTACCATAAAAGTTGTCCTAGAAAAATTCTTATTAATTTCTCCACTATCAAATTCCTCATTAAAAACAGGAAGTTCCTTCCCGGCCATTTCCAAATACTGTTCCTTCTCCTTTGCACTCAAAGAAGATACTTGATATTCCATATTAAAAGGATTAAAGGTAATAATTTTAGTATTCCATGCACCACCCCTAAGTTTCTTAGTTATATTCATATTATTATCTCTAGAATAACTCAATGCTTTTACATCATATCCTTCCGGAATGTCTTTTCCATCTGAACCTGGAGTTTGATTATAGATAACCATCAATTTTGTAGGTTTACCCATTAAACCATCAATAGATTTAAAATGAAATCCCTCTGAAGTTTCATAAAAAATAAACCCTGCACTATTATTTCGTGCAGATGGATTAGATTCACCACTAGGAATTGCATCCTTAGACATTTTGTTTATAGCAAAATATGGTCTACTAGTAGCTAAACAATAATTTAAATTATTTGATGTCTCTTCAATATGAAGTTTTTTCTTTGTACTCAAATACTCTTTGTCTTCTAAAATTCTTTTAACATGTTCCGAAATCTTTCCATCTACCCGTATTTCAACACCCGTTTTACTATTCTTAATTGCTTCTTTTGTGATTAATTTTAAATTAACAGTACTCTTGGTAGTATCATCTCCCAATGGAGTTACCTTATCTACATAAAAAGCATTATTTTTTCCATTATTAAAGACCAAAGAATTTCCTTTATTATCAGAAAACTTTAATTGAACATTTTCTTCCCCAACAATAGGCAATCCCTCTAAAGCAGTTTTACCATCTATAGCACCACCAGCATCAACATAAGTTACATCTGCCACAACATGATCTTGCAATAAACTCTCATAATAAGTTAAAACAACTGTTCCTTGTGCAAGACTAACAGTTTGCTTTGTTTTATTGGAAGTAATATCTACCTGTTGGATATAAGCAGGTCCTGCTGCTCTAGAAGCCTCCATTTCTTTAAAGAGATCTCTATCCCCTGGTAGTAATCCTGCGTATGACATGGGTTATTGTTTCCTACTTATATTTAACCACCTTTTTTATAGAAAAATTCACCAGAACTATCACCACCAGAATCACTTACATCAATACTTACACTAGATCCACTTCCACTAGGAGTTGATACAAGTTGTTCATTACTGTCTCCACCAACACTATCTCCACCAACTTCAATTACATTATTAGATGTAGTTTCATAAGATGCTTTAGTACTAATTCCATTTATAGTACTATTTTTATTTTTTTGTACATCACTAACATTAACAGGTGTAATGCCAGAACCATTCGGAAGTGATTTTTGTGCTTCTTCCCCACCTTTCATCATCGTCACAAGTTCCCCAAGATCGGGAAGTTTCTTTATAATACCATCAAGCTGAGATTTAATTCCAGTTAATCCTGGTATAACACCAACAAGAGCCTCTTCTCCTCCCATAATAGTTTCTGGGAACATATCTCTTGCAAACATATAAGCATCAAGTGCCAAAGAACCTGGCCACATACCAGCAATATCTAATGCACCAGATATTGTTTCAATTATACCACCAATACTATCTCCAGCAGCAAACCTATCATATGCAAATAATAAGTTAAAAAGACCACCAATCCATGGTAATGCCTTAGCACCTAATTTACCTGCGAGTTTGGGTGCATCACCTAACGAAGCCAATCCAATCTTCTTTAAAACATTCTCTAAACCTGGTATCTTCAATAATTGCTTCATCAAAGTATCTTTTAAACCCAAAAGAGGTTTAGTAACTGGTTCTATAAATTTCAAAAAAGGTTCAAGAATTGTCTTTGCTATTTTCTCCTGTACTTTCTTACCTAATTTATTAAACGATTCCGTAATATTCTTAGTAGCCTTATCCCACCGTGATGCAATATTTTTCCCTATATTTTGAATATTCTTCCATCTATTAGATGCGAATTTCTTAGTACGTGCAAGTGCCGTATCACCCATATCAGCAGCACCCGTAGTGATTTTTTGCCACCAATTTGCTTTAGGTTTTACAGCTTTAACTTTTTTTGCTTGTATTAATGCCTGAGAAGTATTAGCACCACCTTGTCTTGCTTTATTATATGCACGAATCTGACCATCATCTAAACCTTGTTTTTGAAGTACTCGCTCAACTTTAGTTTTAGATCTAATCGAACCATTAGGATCAACTATATTAACCTTTCTTACTTTCTTGAAATTACCTTTAGAATCTAGACCCTTCCCCTTTGGTTTTATTGTTGAACCTTTACCTTTACCTGTTTGATCACCCATTGCCATTCCAACGGCTGCAGCAGTCATGCCAACCGTTAACGCCAAATTCATAAACTTATTCATGTCATTGGCGAAGGTATCAAACTTCTCAGCACCTTCTTCACCAAACTTATCCTCTACTTTTCCTCGCGTCCATTCATATGCTTTATATCCTGCATCAACAAAAGCAATTAATCCATTTAAAATGAATCCACCAACCTTAATAACAAATTTGGCAATTGATGCTAATGGTTTTAGTATCTTAACTATTTCTGGTAAAAACTTTAATAATCGAGTGGCCACCCACCCCAAAAGAATCATATTAATAAAGTTCTTAGATTTTGCTAGAAAACTCTTACCAGGAATAGGTAATTTTATACCTGCTTTTTTAGCTTCTTTAGGGGTTTCTAACTTCTCTTCGCCTTTCCCTCTCTTTAAATTTTCATCAATTTTTTTCTGCTTATTAAACTGAGCTTTCTTTGCAGCAAGAGTCCCCTTTAATAAATCAGTTGCTTTAATTACTTTTACATTTATACCAACTAATTGTTGTGTTGGTTGTTTCTTAGGAGGTATAAGTTTTTGAGGATCTAATACTGCCATGACTTATAAAGTAATCCCCAATACTTTTATTTTATCCTTAGAAAGATATACTAGTGCATCAAAGTCTGGTATCTTAGTACCTGCGTCCTGTGCAGCAAGCATTTGTCTCTTCTTTTCCTGCTTATATAATTGAACCGTAGAATTTGCTTCTTGTACAGGAGGTCCAGGAACAGGTTTTTCAGCTACTGGTTTAACAGGAGGTGTTTTTGTCGTGGATTCATTAGGGAATAAATCCATGAAATCCCACCACTGATTTTTAGCTGCTGGTTTTACCCCACCACCTTTAAGACCCTGAATACTTGAAAAATCAATGTCTACACTTGATGTTGAAGGTCCATAATCAACACTAAGTGCATCTGCCACTCTCTCTTCTAAAGATCGAGGTGTCACTTTAGGAGCAGAAAAGAGAGGATGAGATGTACTCTCTTTTCTGAGACTTCTGGCACGGTTCATCCTCCTCTGTTGCTCATCTATCTCTTCTTGAATTTGATCAGTTGATAGATTTGGATACTCTAATTTAAATTTCTCTACCAAACCACCACCTTGATATCTACCACCAGTGGGTCTATTAGTTCCACCACCAGCAGCATTCATTGATGCAAGTGTACCCGCACCCCACTTCTGAACTGCTCCTTTACTCATAACAAATTCACCAGCAGTTAATTTTGCAGGAACCCTGTCTGTTCCGGAAGGTCCTGATACAAATCCCCCTGTAGCTAATTTCTTTTCTGGTTCTGGTTCATCATCTGTATCTGAAAAACGATTTATTAATCCAGGAGTTGCCATCATCAAACCACCCGTCATTAACAATGCTTTACCTTTTCCTCCACCCAAAAATCTAGCAAATTTACTTGCCTTTAATTTAACAAGTGCTGCTGATAATGCTGGAATTAATTTACCTACAATAGTAGCAGTCCACATAGCAACTTTAGCAGTTAATGTAACTATCAACCTACCAAAGGAATTACCAAACAACAAATAAGCAGCTAATAAGGAAGGCCACCAATCCTTCATAAACTTAAAAATATTCTCTAATTTACCTTGATTCTTCTTATCACCCATCCAATCTAAAATTTTCATCACAATATTTCCCATAAGAATATTCTTCAAGAAATTCCACATGTCATCCCATAAACTTTGGAAAGGTTTAACAATTTTTGTTCCTACTTTTTTTATTCCTTCCCACTTTGTATTTTCTAATTTATCTTCCTTTGCATCTCTTGCCGCTTGTTCTTTCTTTAATCTTTCCTGCTGTGCTTTCTTATCTTCTAACTTCGCATCTTGTCTTATAACTGCAAGCAACTCATCCAGGGATTCATGAATATCCTCTAAAGGTTCAATAGGGGACTTACCCAAGTCCCTAAAACCCTGACTTATTGCTTTAGGTGCTTTAACAATATTTTTTAATAAACTAATCTTCTTTTCATTATTAGAGACTCTTTGACGTAACGAACCCTTCCCATCTCTGCCCAGGAATTTATTTAAGAAATTTTGTGATTTGCTTTTAGTATCCGGCATTAGCGGTTCGTTGTTTCTGCTTTAGTTCTTCTTCTTCAAGATGTGCTTGAAGTAGACCCACATAAACATCCCGTTCCCAGGGCATCATATTTTCAATCTCTGTTAAGCTGTATTTATGGTACTGCATTAGCGAAAAATTCAACCGGAAATAATTCTCCAGAGACATGTGAATCATCGCTACGCGAAAAAAGACGCTAAACCCTCCAGAACTACATCATTTTCAACCTTTGTCTTAGGATTTGTAACCTTAATAGTATGAGATAACTTAGGCATAGTAGAAAAGAACTTTTCAATTGATTGGAATTGAGATGAATTCATAGATTCCAAAAATTCTTTTACTTCTTTCTTAGTACAATCTGCAGTAGACCATACCTCATCCTCAGTATAAACTTTATCAATACAAGTAGAAATCAACTCAAATGATTGATCCATTGCATTCTTCTCATTAAAATCAAAATTATTTTTAATGAACTGTTCTAATGAAGGATACTTCATCTCCATCATAATCTTATCATCAAGTTTAATTTTATTAGTATGATCTTCCTCCTTTTGGACTTCAATATCATCCAAGTTAATGGTTACAGGAACCTCAGTTTCATCATCATCAGGGCAAATAATATTAACCTCAAGTTCTTCTCCAACAGACTTACCTCTAATATTAAGGAACAAATACTCAATATCAAAAGTAGGAAGTAATTCTATTTTAATTCCTTTTGTAAGAACACAAGACTTAAGAACTGCTTTAATAGCATTCGTAATCTGTTTATTATCTTCACTTTCCAGTGCAATAACAAGTAACTTCTCCTCTTTAACTAAAAAAGGTCTGTATTTAATTGTTTCACCAGTCGAAGGTAGTTCCAACTCGTAAGTTGGAGTCGCAATTTTTGGTAAAGGCATAATATCCTATAGAGATTTCAGTACGTTTATTTATAGGAGATTTGGAACAATTGCTCCAGCAAGATCTCCTAAAAATCTATTGCCAGTTATAGAAGTTACTGCAACATCAGCTAAGTTACCAATAAGACCATTAAGTCCCCCAGCATTATACTCTGCTTGCTGGAAAGGATTCATAGGTCCTGCAGGATTGTAACTACTATTAGCAAATTGAGCACTAGATCTTAAAACATATCTAATATAACTCATAGATACAGTGCATTTCAATAATGAAGAAGTATCATATGACACTGGCATTGAATTTATAGCAAGAGGGTAACTCTTTACAAATTCATATTCTAATAAACCAGGTTGCTGATGATGATCCCTTTCAAACTTTCTAACCTTCAATCCTGTTGCTCTATATCCACCTAATCCACTACCACTACCATCAGGATATTGCATTCGATAATAATAACTTCCACTGGATAAATCCCGTGCATTATCTCTCATAGATGCACCAGGGAATCTTCCATTGGCAATAAATTCCATCCAACTCTCAAAAAATATAATGGGAGTGTAATTACCTGCATCCACATAAAAAGTTAAATCAATTCTATCATCAAAAACCCTTCTGTGAGCAATTTTCTCAGTAACACCAGTAAAATCATTATTAACATCTATGGTCGCCAAATTCGATCCAGGAAGAGTTGCATCTGAACACATCAGATTCAACTTATCCTGATTGACACCCAAAGCCGTCCTAAAATTAGGAGATGGTGGAATCGGAACCTCTACTTCAAAATGAGAAGTTAATGCGGGTCTTAACAGATTCGCTTTAATATCAGAAACTGTTCTTATCGCTGGCATTTATAAATAATTTTTACCTTATACTATGTATAATGGATAATGGGAGAAAGTAT